CAGAGAACCCCGGTGGCTGCGCCTGGCGGAGTTCCCAAAACCATTCCCAGATGAAGGCGCCGTGGTCCGGCACCTCCGCTTCCGGGCTTTCGGTATCGAAGCTCTCGTTGCGCTCCCGCCGGGTCTCACCGTCCTTGTCCTTGACGCTGTCGTAGCGCGCGACGATCGCTACGGCTTCGCAGAGCCTTTCGCCAAGCTCTTCGTAAAATTTGCGCGGTCCTCCGAAGCCGTTGCGACCTGGTCATAGATCCAGCCGGCCTCTTCGAGGACCTCGCGGACCTTTTCAAAGGTGCATTCCGGCTTTTCGCCCTTCCAGTTGTGATCGCCCCAGTCCCAGGACGCGACGGAGGCTGCCGCCTTGTCGAGATATTCGGCCTCGACCTTGCTGGCGGTCAGCTTCTTTTTTCGGCTGGCCAGGAACTTGTCGCTGTGCTGTCGAACGACGCGCTTTACCGCATCGCTCTCCGCGGATCGGATCATGAAACGAATACCTACGAGCTCATCGGTATCCGGGCCCGTGAGGTTAAGCTCAAAGAGGTCTTCAGAATTGACGAGTTTGGAGATGTCCAAGGGTCACCTATCGATTACGGGATTACAGCGGGATTGACGCGGATTGGCAGCTGGTTGAGGCCAATCGTGAAGCGCTCGAGCTCGAAGTCGTCGGAACCGCCACCAGGATAAAGCGGGCCGGACACGACGCCGCGGCTGTAGAAAATCGTGTTCGTGAACCCCTCGCCGCCATCGTTGCGCTCGACCTTGATCGCCATGTTGTCGAGGTTGAGGGGGTTGCCGAAAGTGCGCAGGATGACCTGGCCGGCATCGTCATGCACAGAGGCGACCTCGATCTGCGGATCACCGGCATTCGCCGTGCCCTTCTGTTTCTGGGTCACCGGCTCATCGAGGGTGTTGTAACTGTTCATCGTCGACTCGGCGCCGAAATCGCCGATATTGCCCACTTTGCCAACCTGTACCCAGGTGAGCGCCGCATAGGCGGACTCGATAAGGTCGGTATTCTGGGCAGTGGCGCAAACATAGACCTTGCTGCCCTTCTTCGTTGCTTTGTTTGCCATGTCAGTTCTCCGGTTCGAAGGCGATGTACGGAATGGTGACGGGGATCTGCACCCGGTCACCGTCTTGGAGCGGGCCAGCCGCCCATGGCTCGCTGCTGATCGTGATCCTCACGCCAGAGGCGAATAGGGTTTGGTTCTTGAAATGGTCGATGACCTGATCGGCCACATCGAGCGCGGCAATAATGCCCTGCCCGACTGGCCAGACGACGGATACCTGTATGAGGCCGCGCTTCAGCTGAGGGTCGTCACCGACGGTAATCTGGCGTGTCTGGTTGGGCAGGAACGCGAGGCGAAGATATTTCGCCGGCGTCTGCTGACCGGCGGGCGGGAACACGATGTTCGGCGCGGCGACCGGCAAGACCTGTGGCATTGCAAGTAGCCGATCGGTGAGCGCTTTGAAGATTATTGCGTCGGTGCCTGCGGCCATGTATCGGGTACCTATGTCTGAAAGGCCGCCTCTCACCGACGATGAAGCATATGAACGCATTCATGCGGCGCTGCTTGCCCTGGGCCGTGAGAAAGGTGCAACGGTGCGCGCGGATACGAGTCTGAAGGCCGCGCGGAAGGCCTTGACCTTGCTGCAGCTTGGGCTCGTGGCAGCTATGGAAAATGGAAGCGACGCAAACGCCGCAGTTAAAGGTCGAGGCGGGCCTTCAGCTCCGCCGCCTTCCGATCCACAATGATCGGCCAGTTTTGAGCGGCTAGCCGGACGAAGCCGTCTGCGGGCTGTCCGTTTGCTCCATATTCTCGGTAGCCAGCGTAGGCGGCGGTGTAGCCGAAGTAGAGGGTATCCCCGATGTCCGCGCCGGCGATCACCGCTTCGATCTGCCCGAAATCTGGTGCGTAGGTTCCGCCAGTCACCGGCACAGCGGAGGCGGTGATCGCCGGCATCGCGGTCGAGGAAGCGAGCAGCGAAGCGCGGAGAAAGCCGGTGTCCACCCGCATCCGGCCGCCCTGACCGACCGGCTTCTGCATCTCTTCCACGACTTCCTGCGTTGCCTCCTTGAAGATTGCTTCGACAGCGCCTTCGACCTTGTCGGCCCACTGCGCGACTGCCGCCCTAAAGGAAAGGTTTGCCATTAGACGCCCTCTGCACGGTACCGGCGAACGACCGCGCCGATATGATCGACCTTATATTCCAGCCGGCACCTGCAGCCGGAGACTTCTGATATCGGCGCGCGAGGATCGCCTGGAAACCGCAGTAATGCGCCGGACGGGCTCTGAAACACCTCATCCACGCCCACGCTTTTGTCGTTCAGAACACGATGTGTGTGGCGCACGCGGCTGTCGCCGGCCGACCGCCACACCTTCGTGACGTCCTGCGCCTGGACTTTCCCCGCCTCGATCTGCTGCCGCATCGCCTCGTCTCTCGCCGAACCGAGCGCCATCATGGTTTCTGTGCGCGCCAGCATCTCGCCGCGGAGAAGCAGGTTCTTATCGCGCAGCCTGCCAATGATCTTGATCAGCGCCTCGCCGGTGACCGGCTTGCCCGCCCTGATCGCGGCCATCACGGTCCGATCGAACCGCCTGTCGCGCGTTTTAAGCTCGAAGTACCGGTTCATTAGGTCCGGTTCGCCGGACGCCAGATGAACGCGCGTCCGCTCGATGAAGTCGATCTGGTATCGCGTCAGGCCTATTATGCCGCCCTCTCGACGGCTCGTGACGCGGCTCTGCCGTCCGACGACGTCGAGTGCCGTCGATCTCGGGTTTTCGCCGCGTGCGAGCCCCTGCGCCAGCGCCTGGCGGATGCCCTGTCGCTGATCGTCGGTGATATGCGTGACCATCGTCGAGGACAGATCGCGCAGGATCGCCTCGGCTACCGGGTTGCGCACGCCAAAGCGCCAGATCACGCGGTTGCCCTGCGGGTCCATGACCTTCGGCAGTTCACCGACGGCGTTGGTGCCGCCGGCGTTGAATGCCTCCTGCAGCGCGATTTCGAGCGCCGAGAAGGCCTCGGGCTCTATCTGGATCGCCTCGACCGCACCGTTGATGTCGCCACGCTCAAGACGCTCGATCACGCGCGCCAGCACGACGGACGAGCGGATTTCCTCGATCGCCTCACGGAAGGCAGCCGCCAATCGTGGTTCATACGTGGCGAGCAGCTCGTCGAAAGTCACGGCGCCGCCTTGGCGATCTGCTTCTCTGCCGTCTGAGTAGCCGGCTTCACCAGACCCATCTTCTCGAGCGTGGCCGCCTTGACCTCCGTCAGTTCTGCCTTGTCACCGGTCTTGTAGCGCTCGAATGGCTTCACGACTTCGACCTTGATCTTGCTCATCGGGGTGGCTCCTTTCACCACTTGGGCCAATCGACCTCGGGTCCGGGCTCGGGCTTGGCGACTACTTTCGCGATCTTGTCAGCTGCTTCCCTGCCGTACAGGTTCACAATGACCGCGAAGATTTTCATGGCCGGTGCATCGGCCACCTTGTAGAAGTCCTGTGCGGGCACGCTCATGATGCGATCCTTCCTATGAAAAAGGCCCGCGGAGCGGGCCTAATGAAACAGATGTTTAGTCAACTTCTTAGGGTCCTACGACGCCACCCACCTGCTGCCCGTATGGTGGCATGATGCAGAAGCAAGGTCCTCCGACCGGACCGGGTTGATTCATCATGCACATCGGCGCCCGGTTCATTGGGTTGTAGCAGCGAAACCCATACTGGTTAGCGGGCTGGCTCATGCCGCCTTGAACAGTTGTAACCTGGATGTTTGGAGAGATATTGATTTTTCCTCCTTCGGCGTCACCGTCAACGCTTTGGCCGCCAGCCGCCACACAGCTGCACAAGAACAAGCAAATCAGTACACAGAGTCCCGCCTTCATTCTTCAGAGCTTTCCGCTGGAGCCTCGACGGGAGGCGCAGTTCCTCCTGAAGTCGTGCCGGGTTGACCACAGTTGGCTGTCATGCCGGCGCAGATATCCCCGACTTCGGCGCTGACAGATCCACCTGTCGCATTCCCAACCTGCGTCTGACCGCCGGTAGCACACGATGAAACGAACATAAGGATGCAAGTCGTAGTAATTGCTTTGGAAATATTCATTCTTCGTCCCCCCACGAAAATTAGATTATGATAATTTAACGAACAACCAATGTAAATTGGCGGTTGAAGAATGTGGAAAGGCTCGCGCTAATCCCTTCCCTGGACGATGAAGACGACCGGCGTGATGCCGTCGTATTTGTTCGGATCACCGGCAACGATGGCGTAATCGGAGCCATTGGCGCTGACGACGTCGCCGACCGTCGGCTCGATCGGCAGTCCGACCGCTGAGATGTAAATCTGCATGTCACCGGTCTGGATGACGGTTCCGTCGATGTAACGAGCCTCGTAGGCAATCGGCACCAGCGTGGCCGGATACAATGTGACGACAGAATCGCCGCCGTAGACAGGATCCGAAGGTGTGATCCGCTTCACGGTACCGCCTTGGCCGTATTTGGCGATGAGACGCTGCGCGGTTGCCTGCAGGCGTGCATAGATCGGGTTCGCCATCCTCCACCCTTCCTTTTCGAGAGCTAAGCCTTATTTACGCCTCATTGCCGCAAGGCTCCTTACCCAAGGATCTGGGGGACATGTCCGCCGCAATCAGCATCCTCGTCACAATCCTATTCGTCATCATTTTGCTCTATCTCGTGCAGAAGCTTCCGATCGACTCTTCGATGAAGCAGATGGCTCAGATCGTTGTTCTGATTGTCGGCGCAGTTTCGTTGCTCAGTTCTCTGGGCGTGTTCTGATCGGCATTACACCACCAACGCACCTGGCAAGACCGGCGTCAGGAACGGCCAGAGCAGCCCCTCGATCGTGGTGACGACTGGCGTCACGAGTGCGACAAGATCATCGATATCCGTTGAAGTAGAGGTTGAATACTCGACTTCGAGCTGTCCAATCTTCTCCCGTTTCACCGTAGACGTGCCGGTGACGACGGGCGAAAGGCTGCCCGGGTTCGTCAGCTCGAGAAATGCGGCCTCGTAGGAGGCGTTGATGATCGCCACCGGCGTTTCGCCCGAGGGTATCGCCTCACCGTAATAGGTCGTGGCACTAGTGCGCGGCCATGCACGTTCCTGGGCATAGCCACCGGTGCGCCGGCCGCTGAACCGCGGCTCGTACCGATCGATCACCAGAGAACCGCGCTGACGTGCTGCGGTCTTCTGGGCATCGGTCGTGCCATCGGGAAAGACATAGCCGGCTTCGGTTGCGTACGTCGTGAAGCCGTCGTTCGTGCCGTATCCAGCCATGTCGATCTCCGATGCAAGTGTCGCCCGGCAGCGAACCGCCGGGCTGATTGTCAGGGCTGCGTTGCCAGTTCTTCCAAAGCAGCAACGATCTCGTCCTTAGTGGACGGGGTCTTTTCGCCGAGCAGCTTCTTGGCGGCCGACTTGAAGGACATGAACTGCACGTTCTGGTCCTTCGCCATTTCGAGCACTTCGAGTGCCGTCTTCGGACCGTCGCTGTCCTGGTTGCTGGCCGACTTGGAGACGCCTTCGATCTTGAGGAAGCGAAGGCGCTTGGCCTTTTCGAGATCGACGCCTTCAAGATCGACGTCGCGGGTATCACCCGGTGGGATGTAGACCGCCCGCCCCTTGGAGCGGACGCCCTGCAGCGCCTTGCTGTTGTTCGTGATTTTCATCGCTGATCCTCCGGTTACGGTGCGGTGATTTCGTCGCCGTAGGCGGCAGCACCCGGCAGACGCCATTCGGTACCGCCGGTACGGGCGATGATGCCGGTTTCGAAGCCCATGATAGACTTCTGACGCGGCTGGAGGACGCGGCGGGGCATCGGCAGGTGGAAACGGAGGACTTCCGAATCCCGGCGATACACGACCATGCGGCCGCCGCCGTCCTGTGAGGCATTGGCGAGCTCACGCAGCGGCTGGATGTCGAGCTGCTGGCCGGTTTCCGCCGTGTAGACGTTGTTGCGGCGGATGTATTCCAGGAGGGTCAGGAGTCCGTCGCCCTCGCCGAGACGGCGGGTGGCGATGAGGCGGAACGCTTCCGGCGGCAGCCGCAGCGTGTCGACCCATTCGACCTCGGACGTGTTCTCCCGAACGCTGGAGATCAGGTCGTTGATGTCCCGAAGGATCTGGTCGTTGGACTTCGCCGACCAGAAGGTCGAAGAGCCCGTGCCATCCGCGGCAACGTCGACACGCGAGACCTGCGGGTCGTTGACGAAGCCGGTCCAGTTCTTCTCGGTCGTGCCGACCATGGCAACCGAGTTGAGCAGGCGCTCGACCTTGTCGGAAGCCGACATGGCCTTGGTGCCGTTCAGGTCGATGCCGTAAAGCGCCGCCTGATTGACCTCCTCGAGGTTCCACTCCCAGCCGGAGCCGATCATCGCGAAGTCGTGGCTGGCCATGTCCTTCGTG